TTATTAAGCAGGTTTCCGTTCTTGTCCTCCGTCCATTTGTAGTTCTGAAGCTCTTTAATTAGATTGTTGCTCCGTGCTGTTGCAAATATCTTATGCCGTTTCAGTATATCAATACCTGCGTTAATTGAATCCTGCCCTTTGGCTGTTGGCTTAATGTTCCAGCCGAATCGGTGCAGTTCCTCGATTGATTTCGGTTCTGCGCTATCCGCAAAGATTTCGTCCCTACGGTCAAGTCCTAACGATTGTAGGTGGTGGTGGAGGTCACGGTTTGTCATTCCGGTTCGGTAGAGCAACTCGTCCAAGTAAAGATTTTCACCGTGCTGGTAGATTGCCACGATTGCAGACGGGTCGTTTGTAAAACCAAAGTCAAGTCCATAGGATAATAGTTTTGCTTCTTGCGGGATTTCAGACGTTCCGAATTGGAAAACGGTTGCTCTTGACATACCACGCTCACCTAAGCCGTAGATACGCCAATAGTCTTCGTCGGTGTATTGTAGCCGTTCAATTTCTTGCTTAATCTTCTCGTCAAGGAACGGGTTATCCCGGTAGGTGGTTTGGTAAAAGTCGCAATCCTCACGGGGTATTACCCTATCATAAATCCAATGGAAAGATTCGGAAGGGTTGTAGTCAAGAATAATACGCCCATCGGTACGAAAGATAAGCTGCTGCCAATCCTCGTAAAACAATTCGTTTGCCTCGTTAATGTAAAGTAGGTTCCGTTTGCGGCCCCGTATCTTTTGAGGTTGGTCTAACGATATAAACTCAACAAGGTTACCGTTAAGGTGGTACTCGTGGCTGGACTTGTTATGGAAGTCCTCCCGGTATAAATCGTGTTCACGCAAAATATCAAAGAAGTCCCGCATAACCGAAGCCCGCAGGGACGGGAACGACTTACGGCAAATGGTTATGGTCTTGGCTGTGTTGCGTTCGGTGTAATAAAAAATAAGCCAGAGCAGGATATTGTAAGTTTTCCCGCTCCGTGTACCGCCTTGCTCAACGATAATACGCTTATCGCTTTTGATTAGGTGGTTAAATACCTTATTGGTCTGTATCGTTGCCAAGAACTTCTATTTGGAACATCTTGCCCGTAGATACGTCTAACTCCTGCCGTTCTACATAACCACGCTTCTTACCTTTGGTTTTAAGAAAGAAAATAGTAGCGGTTGAATTACCGTCCTTTATTTGTTTATGCAACTGGCTTTCAGCAAAGTCAAGGGCAACGTCTGATAGTGAATCGACTGCTGCTTTGTATTCGGGGTCGCTATCCATCCAAAGGTAATGCGTAGTTCTCCCAATGCCTACCGTCTTGCAAGCCGAGGTTACAACTCCGAGGGATTTTTCCAATGCATCGAGCATTGCCTTTTTATGCTGTTCAGTTTTGTCCATATCATATCTTTGTTTTATATTTGTTTCAACTGCGAGGAAAGTGTAATGGTTGCACGCTTAATACTCCAATTAAGAAGTGGCGTTCGAATCGACCTCCTCGCTCAAAGTAGCCCTCCTCTCTTGGAGGGTTATTTTTTGACCCTTATACATACCAGCTCCAAGTTCGTCTATTTTGCTAAAAGGAATTATTGGTACGGTTATAGTGCAAGACTTGTCTATTAAATAAATATATTTTAATTGGTTACCCTTTAATTTTTCAGCATTTATGTATCTTAATACGTGAACGCTGCTGCTTTTGCCTTTTCTTAATTCGTTAAATTTATCAACACTAATAAAAGGTTTTAGCCAACTTGTGTAACCACTTTGTCGCAAAGTGTTGCCACTAATTATTTCCCCGTTTGGCAATCGCCACATATCGGTGTTGTTATTTATTTGTATCAAATTAAAACCACTTGCCCTATAAATTGTACCATCACCGCAACTAATTCCATCAGAAAATGAAAGTATCCATTTAATATGCGGGGCGTTCTTTTTTATTAATCGTATGCTGACTGCAATACAACGGCTCTCGGAATACTTTGGCAAGTAGTCATCAAAAGCCATTCTGTTAAGTTCAAGCATCTCATTCCATAAACACGGATTGACGATGTGTAAAACTTTTGATTTATCCATAGGGCTTCCAAAACTTAACACCCCGTGTAATTTATCATCAAGAAAAGCCCCAAAGTGTATTTTTGAGTTTGGTGCCACCTTCCCGGAGTAGTGGTACTTCTTTACAAACTCGTTGGCAATCTTGGAGGGTATTACCTTAACGATTATTTCTTTTGCTCTGCCCATTGCATAATAATTAAGTAGAGAGCGTTGCCATTGCTATTCTCATTCCCGAAGGTTTCGCAGTATTTGTAATCGTCTGTTGCTTTAATATCTGCGATTGCATTCTTTATTTGCTCTGCCTGCTCATCCGCAAGGGTGAAGGTCATTTGCTGGAACGGGGACTTATCCCCATCGGGCAAAGAGAACTCCTCGTTAAATTCCTCTGCCTTTAAGTCGAAGCCACCAATATCAAGTCCCCAATCGGTAATTGAGGCAGCATCCCATTCATTCGCTAATAAGTCCCAGTCCCATTCTCCGAACCCTACGTTGTCTTTGATTATGAACTCCGCTTGTTGCTCCTCCGTTAGCTTATCGGCAATAACAATCGGCACTTCTTTAAGCCCAGCGGCTTTGCACGCCTTTAAGCGCATATTACCACCAAGGACTACCATATTTGCATCTACAACGATAGGGCGCAGCTCAAGCATTTGCGGGAACTCCTGGATTGATTTTACGAGCTTCTTGAACTTATCGTCTTTGATAATTCGTGGGTTGCTCGTATTGGGAACCACTTGGGTAATTGGTACTATTTGCATAAACGCTCTAATCTAATATCGTTAAAATCGTGTATATTAAAGTTCGTGGTCATATCCTCGTGTAAGGTAAGCGCAATATCACCGGCTTTGTTTGGGTTCTCGTGTAGGTATTTAATTGCCTTATTCCAATCCCCGTTATGCTTTACGGCGATGCAGTTCTTGTCGGTTAGGTGTTTAGAGTACGGTGCTACATCACTTACAATTAACGCACAACCAGCGAACCCTGCTTCTACCATCTTTAGGTTTGATTTGCAGCGGTTAAACTCACTTGGGAGTAATGGAGACAGCGCAACATCAAACATTTGGTAAAGTTGTCCGTATTCCTCTGGGGATTTTGTTTCTAATGCGAATCTTGCTTTTGCGGCTTCGGGGTACCCCCCAAGGTCGGCTACATACGATTCATACGGTGAAAGGTCTATCTTATTTTGCAAAAGGTCTGGAAGGTGGGAGATGCCGGCCACGTAACCGAATCGTACCTCATCTGCTTCCTGGCGGGTGATTTGCCATTGCGGGTCGGAAGGGTCTAATCCGTTTGGAATGATATGTACGTTACGGTTTACCTTCTTGATTTTATCGGCAAGGTACTTTTGGGTAGTCCATACCTCGTCTGCAAAGTACATAGAGTTTACTATCCTTCCTGATAGGTTTGCTTTATCGTATCCTGCTTTGCTGGGGTGGTCTAATGCCAAGTGCCACCAATCGTCGTTATCAATAATAACCTTCTTGCCCGTTGCTTTACAAATAGCAAAGAAGTTAGCAAAGGATTCACCGGAGAACGGAAGCGCACGAGAAAAGATTACGTGGGTAACGTCTTCCCAATCGGCTTCCGGTATTGGCTGTTTGTAGTTGAGTATCTGAAAATCCAAAAGCCCTTTCTCCTTGAGTAGAGTGAAGGGCTTGTAAATCCGGTGGTACACCACTCCGGAGTTTTGGTCTCCAAGGCAAAGGACTTTCATTTCAAATAGTTATAGTAACAAAGGTAGGCATCGAGCGTGTTTACATTCCACTTAGCCATTTGTTGAGCGAACAATCCATCTGCTTCGTATTCGTTTCCGAATCTTACTTCCCCGATTGCATCGCAACGTACCATAAACGAGGCGGTATCGATTGTGCCTACTCTTGGCTCTTTTGTCGGGTGTAATCTTGGGTGGCCATTCTTAAATACTTGCCCCCAGGTGATAACTGGATAAAACTCGTTTTTAACGGCTTCGTACCAATCCGGGTGGATTATGTTATCATCGTCGAGAAAGTATATGTAATCGCCTCTTTTGGCCTTTAGAGCCAATATAAACTCCATACCTATATTGCGAAGCGGATTTCCCCAGTTGCCTCCTGCGCTGGGACGTAGGTAGGTAATTCCGTTTGGGAAATCGCCTGTTGCTTTCTCGTCAACGACTACCGTCCAACTGCAATCCTCTGGAATGGTTTGCTTGATTGTTGAAAGATTCTCCGGGCGTGAGCAGGGAGTAATGATATGAATCATTTGTTGAGCTTTTTTAGGTGTACAGCTTTTAAGAAGTCCTTGGATAATTCAACGCCAAAGTCGGCTTCGTGGTGGCACTCACGACATAAGGCCATTAAGTTCTCTGGGGTGTCCATAAGTTTACTGCCTCCCATACCACGGGGTTCGATATGGTGTATGTCAACGGCTCTACGATTGCATACCTCGCAACAAATAAACTCAACCGGGGATAACCCCATTGCCTTAAGATAAACCTTTGTGTGGTTCTTCATTGCCGTTCCAAGAACTTAACCCACATCTTTGCGGCAACTGCTCTGCGTTGGGGCTTGAAAGGATAGACGCCTCGTAAGCGAGCCATTGCTATCCGCATAAATTGTTCTTTCATTTTAGAACTTTTCGTTGTTAAATTTTTCGTTGTAGTATTGTTCCGCTTGTTGCTTGGAATAGACCTCATACGGTTCGAGGCCCAAGCCATCTATATAAGCATTAACAATAACCTCTTTCTCTTTCTCCATAATTTGTTTACGAATAGTAAACCAAGTGAACTTATCCTTTGGCGTATCCCAAAGCAAACGGAACAATTCTTCAACTGGGGTCATTCTTAAAAAGGTTTTTGATTGTGGTTTCAATCTCGCTCAATCTTTGCTCTGCGGATAGGCCGCTATTCTCCGATTCGATTATTTGAGTGATTTCGTCGAGCAAATGATAAAGGGCAATCAGCTCTTGGATTTGGGTTTTCATTCTATTGTCAGATTATTGGCGTTAAGTAGCGAATGCAAATCTTTGCGTATCGTATCGTAGCATTTGTATTCAACGTCTGGAAGTTCTCCGTATTTTAAGTTAGAGCGCAACTTTTGGTCTAACTGCCAAAGGACGTGCTTAAACATCCCTCCGTTAACGGCTTCCATAAATTCAACCTCCTCGTCGGGGAGCGTGAACTCCAATACGGCTTTCATAAGGTAAAGAATAATTTACCTATCATTGCGGCTACGCCACCAACCAAAGTGTACACAACGTCCCAAACGCTATCGTTGTAGTCCCTGCGGCCGTCGAGTAGGATTCCTTTTAATTCTCTGCCGAATGCTGCTGCGATAAGAATTGGCCAGCTACCCGTAACGGCAAGGATTGCCATCCCAGCCCAGAAGTGTGCGATGTGGTCTATTTTCATTTGGTGTTAAAGGTTTCCCAATAATAATCGCACTTGTCATCCGCAAAAGGAACCTCGACAAACATTGATTGATAGGTTCCCATTGGGGCGGTGAATCGGTAGCACCTTTGTTTTAAGGAACAACCTTCGCCCGTGCATTTAGTAATATCGGTCATTGCTTAAATATATTCGTAAAAATAAAACCCAACTAAGCACCCAAGCGTAACGCAAAGCACGCATAAAATGATAACGTCTCTAATTGCCTTGTCCATTTGTAAGGGTTTCATTGTTTTTGTTCTCTTCACCGATAATCTCAACCATCTTAGTCACCCAATCTTGCAGGGCCTGCTCACCGTCCGGTACTTTATTACCACTCGCTACAAGTTTACGCATTTCGTGAATTAGGTTGTTGATTAACCTTGTGTCATTCTGTAAATTCCAAACGCACGCTACAAAGATTGAAAGCAGGCGAGACGGGAAGTTCTTTTTTCCGTCAGATATTACCACCTGGTGCAAGCGCATTAGTAGCCATTCGCTAAAATCATTGTTTACATTCTTAAAGTTACCTTCTCGGATTATTGAATGGCCTCTTGCTCGCCCGGTATGGCAAGACGCTACAACACCATTAGATAACGTATCCCGGTATTGAATCATTCGTTCTTTTAGTTTCTTGTATTCGTCACTTCCACGGTCAGCAAAGCTCTTTACGAAGTCGTAAATAGTCCAGACCTTGTTGTTGGCGTTCAGGGATATAATGATATTTTGTATTTCGTCATCATCGCAACCATCTAACCAATCAATAACGTAGCAGGGAAATTCACTCATTCCAAGACGCTTGCCCGCCTCAAAGCGATGCTGGCCTTCTACAATCTGAAAGCATCCGTCACCGGGAACTACTTTCAAGGCATCCATAAAACCATACTCCGTGAGCAAGGTTTCAAACTTTCCAATGTGAGAATCGTAAACCTCACGGTTTCCAAGCGTGAAGCACAATTCTTTTGCTTGAATCATTTTTGCCTCACCAATTTTTATCTCGTTCATAATACGAAATTTATAATTTGCCTACTCTAAAAGGTTTTCGGCTTCCCCTTGTCAATGTTAAAGCTGACCGATAATGGTATAGTTGTCAAGCTCTGGGTTGTCTTTTCCCATAAAGAACTCTTTGTACAATTTAATCGCCTCGTGCGCTTTGCGCTCACCTTCCGCTACAAACTCTGGGGATATAGTATAAATACCAACGTCCAAAGATGCTTTGTCAACGGCAATAAAGATAAACTTATCAATCGGCACTCCGAACAACCGGGTGTAGATAAACGCCTGGAGGTCGTATCCGTATTTCTTGGCGCTGTAAGGAAACGCACGAAGGTCGGTAGTCGTTTTAAGGTCAGCAATAAAGTTGTTACCTAAAATATCCGCCTTTGCTCTGAATGGTAACCCTTCAATAACACCAACTGCTGGAACTTCAAACTCGCAACCTTGAATATACCCAAGGACGTGTTCGTTGCGTAGTAAGGCATCTGCAATCCTTCTGGCTTCGTTGTATTCCTTTTTGGTAATGATTTGGCCGCCTTTTGCTTTTGCTTCTTTCCAAATGTTTGTGTTTTTACTTTGTACGTCGATAATGTCGTACTCATCTACCAGGTGAGGTTCCAAGGCCATAAGGTGAACCAATCGCCCTACCGTGAAAGCATCGGATTCGTCTTGGCCATATTTTGTAACGTAGTGGTACGTTTTGGGTGAGGAAAGAAGCAGCTTACAAGCCGAGGAAGACAAGGCGTGTTTTGCAAGGTGTCCGTAGTAAAATGAATCGTCCTTCATCTTTTCTAAGATGGTATCCCTATCCCAGGTGCTGCCATCTAATAGTTCAATTATTTTCATAGCATCTTTCTGATTTTATCGTGTGCTGCCATACTGCCCTTGTTAAAGGCAGTATCCAGAAGCATCGATTCGTAATTAACTGCCTTGTCCATTTCCTCCTGCGGAATGTCGCTACCGTACTGCTTGATAAGCAAGCGCATATATTCGACTATTGTCATAATTAAAAGTTTAGATAGTTAAAATTTACCACGCAAGGTATTCGCAATGGGCTTCCGCAAGTAAGTACAAAGGAGCAATAGTAAACTCCTCTGGGAAGTCTATTTCTCTTGGCTCTTGGA